CTAATTCAATCCAACTGTAACCGAGGCCAACGGGGGAGTAGAGGCCATTGAGGTGATAGCCACGGGTCGGGTGTTGGGGGTTTTCTGGTATCCATTCTCCATGGTGAAGCATGCGTGTCTTGTGGGTTTCATCTATCGCAGCGCCACACGCTCTGCAGGCATACCAGGCGGTTGTCAGTTCTTTGTCCCAGCCAAGCTGATTCCACTCGAACGGCTGCATGTCACCGCATTCTGGGCAGGGAACATGGTAGCGGCGTTTGTCGCTGTTTTCGTATTCATCTTCTATACGAGACGCGCCCTTAATTGTTGGTGTGCTGACCAGTAATGTTTTTCGATTTGGGAATGTTTTTTGGCGCTCTGCAATCAGGCCAAGCGGGTCCCCCTCTTTTCCGGCTTCCCAAGGAAAGCGGTCCACTTCATCACACAGCACATACTGGATAGGCATAGAGGCGAGACTGGCGGGGCTATTTGCGCCACCAAGCACCAGCAAGCCGCCTGGATAATCTTTGATGCTTTCGGTATTACTGCTGTCTCTTTTGCGCCGCACATCAAAGAGGTCTGCAAGGGCTTGAGTTTCGGTCAGCATGGGGTTTAGACGCTGACGAACCCAACGTTGTCGTACTTCCATGGTGGGCACTACCACCAACATGGGGGAAGGTGCATGTTCCATGACGTAGGCTATCCAGTTGAGGCCAGCTTCTGTTTTGCCTACCTGGGCACAGAACATCATCACCACTCTCGATACTGGTGATGTGATGGAAAGGCTATCCATAGGTTCTTGCAGGTATGGGGTGCGCGAGGTGCGCCACTGGCCGAATTCACTTGAACCCTTGGCGGATAGTACGCGATGAGCATCAGCCCATTGTGAAACGGTGAGGCGTTGACGCGGACGGCAGGCCCGCGCTACGGCATGGGCAAACTCTGATCGACCGTTTGCGAGTTCTGTGGCGATCACTGCGCACCCTCCACAGCCTTGTCGATGGATTTAATGATCTGTTGTGATAGCTCACTGAGGATGGATTCGTTGTACTCGCGAATCAGAGCACGCACGCGGCCTGGGTCGCTCTCCAGGGCGAGTTCGTCGGCCAGCATGTGTTCCTGTTTCTCTATCTTGATTCGCACCAGCGTGCCAATGTCGGTGCCGGCCTTGCGTACATCTGCAACCTCACAGAGGTTTCCAGCCATTTGCAGGTATTCGCGTTCCGCTTTGAGTGATAGAAAATGCTCTTTCCGGGCGCGGGCTACTGTGAAACTGACGGTTGATTCGTCTGGTGGATCTTGTGGTTGATCTTCCTGGGTTTCGGTGGTTCCGCGTTGGCGCTTCCATCGGTCGACTACGTCATCCCGGTTGGGGTCCTTTGTCTCTTCGAGTCTCGCGATGCTCTCTGCAACCAGGACGCGTTTGCGGTCTTCTGTGAGGACCAGGCGATCATGCTCAATGAGTTTGGTGATGTAGGACGGCGCAACACCGAGATGGTCGGCAAAATCTTTTTTTCTCATCTGCTCAGACATCAGCACACCCCAAGGCGGTGGTTTTCGCATGCTTTACGCGCTTGCAGTCGTGCCGCTCTGGCTGCTGCGGGATTATTTCGGGGTGCCGGGTAGTAGCCAATGTTGTTCGGGATGTCTTTTTGTTCACGCGGCGCCCAGGCACCGTAGATGATGCGGGTGGCATCAAAGGTTTTGCTGACTTTGTAGCCTTCTTTTGTCTCAATGTAATAGGGCGTACTGCCTTCTCTCCATTCCAACAGAACTCCTTATTTTTTGATTTTTGATGATGTGTAGGGTGTGCAAGGTAATAAAATGCACCCTGCACGCCTAAAACCCGCGCCAGCACTGAGATGTGCAGGGTGTGCAGGGTGTGCGGGGTGCTATATACGCGCGTGAGTTTGTTTTCACGCTTTTGGTGGCATAAGTCATGCGCGCGCGCGCGTATGTACCCTGCACACCCTGCACACCCTGCACACGCCTTTGTTTTCAACTGTTTATGTGAATCTGAACCCTGCACACTACCCCGCACACCCTGCACGCTCATTAGAATCCACCCCCGCTATTTGCCCCGGCCGCATCTTCTTTCCAGTGTTGAATGCCGTTTCTGAATTTCTCTATGGAGTCTGATAGCCATGATTCCTTGCTTACATCGTCCGGCTTTTCTGCTCCGGGCGGGATGATGAAGGTACCGAACTTCCTGGTCTGTCCGGCCAAATACCGGGATCTGATTTTTTGTGCTGTGGTGCGCTTGCTGATTTCAGCCAATAGTTTGGGTTCTGGCGCATACCGGTTGTATCCAATGCGCCGGCAATACTCTTTATAGAGCGTGTAGAAGTCATCGGTCTTGCAGGGTATGACAGGGACGTGATCGATTCGCTCATTGACCCACTCTTCCCAAAACCGTTGCGTGGAATCGATGCTGATTCCTATCAATTCCTCTTTTGCCCGGGTCATTGGCGGCTGGGTGTATTCGTTGAAATCACCAAGATCCAAATTCAGTAGATAGTGGTGTAGTGCTGCCGCGCCACCGGCGCAAAGCTCATCTTTGACCTCTGTGTAAATCTCCTGGGGAAGCTTTGGAGGGGTCCAAATAACTAGGTGTCGCCTGTCATCTTTTTCCAGCACGGTCGGCTGGATCTCGTTTGACAAAAAAACCAGGTTGACGTGGTTTCGTTCATCGTAGGCGGTAACGTTCTTGGGGTTGATGCGGATCCAGTCGCTGGTGATGAGTGACTTCAGCTTGTTTTTGACGTGGAACAACTCTTGCCGCGCGACAACTTCATCCGCTATTAGGAATAGTTTTTTGCTGGCCCAGTCGTTGAACTTATCTTCGATGGCAGTCTGGTCGATAATGCGGCCATATTCACCGAATATCGCCATGTAGGTCTCAAAAAAGAGGTTTTTACCTACGCCCTGCCCGCCATGCACCACCAACGAGGTACGCATCTTGGCGCCCGGGTTCTGTATGGGATACGCCAACCACTTAAGCACCCATTGATACACATCGCGCTTGTTCGTCTCTTCACCGCAGATGTACTCGAGAAGTTCGAGTATGCGTTCGCAGGTTCCCTTTTCAGGAGCTGTAGGCCACCCACCCCAGAGGTTGCAGATGATGTCCGGGTCCTTTTCGCCAGGATCAAACCCTACCTCTCGAATTCTGACGATTTCTTTCCCTGGGTCCTCAGACCACCGGCGGTGAATCTCGCGGCTGGTGCAGGCATCTCGCATATCCGACAAGGACAGCAACATACGCTCCTTTCGGTCAAACACGGTCTGCTTATGGCCATAAACCAGCACAAAGCGATCACTAAGCTCTTCGAATGTCTGAATCGCCCTTAAACGACCACCTTCCCCGCCCCCCTGTTGTGTGTTCCGGCGCGCGGGTGCACGACCCCCCCCCCAACCCAACTGGTTAATTTTCTCTCTGATCTGAGAAGCAACCATGGCCAGGCCCTCAACGACATGCAGGTCGTTGAAATCGGTAAGCTTGCGTTCGCCTCTATCAGCAAATGTCGGCTGAACCCACTCACCTCCAACCGCAAAGGCTGCGGTGGTGGCAGATCGCACACCAGGGTTTCCTTCGGTTTTGAAGTCGTCGTCTGCACAGACTAGGATATTGATGTGCTTGTGCTTTTTGCGTATTTCTTCGCAAACCGGCATCAAGTTTCCAGCATCAAACCCCACAATCACCGGCAGCCCTGTTGCCTCATGGAGAGACGCCGCAGTGGCATACCCTTCTGCAACTAGGATGATGTCACCAGTAATTGAACCGAGAACATGGAAATGGCCACGTTTAGCCAGACCGGTCGGCCAGAATGTTTTATCACGACCCTTTTTCTTGATCAGAGCAGGATCGCTGTAGATAACCTGAACCCCCCAGACGCGTGCCTGGGTATCCATCAAAGGAATGACCAGGTTTCCTTTGTCGGAGAATTTCACACCGTGGGCGCCTACCTGCTTCTTTTTCAGGTACGGCGATTCACCCTCAAAAGTGAATTTCCTCCATGCATGCTGGGCGCGTTCCGATACCCGTTTTTGTGTAGCCCGGCGCTTCAGTTCTGCTTTTCTACGGTCTTCAGCAATTCGCTTTTTAATCGCCGCCGATTCTTCAGGCGTCATTGCCTGCTTTTTCAGTTCAATCTTTCTTGAGACAGGTTTACCTGTGGCCGGATCCGCGCCTTCACGCCAGTCACCGTATGCACCAACCAGCAAACGATCACCAGAATCCATAGCCAATTCGTTCAGCATGTACCAGCCGGTGCGGTTCCTGCTGCCATTGACCCGGCAACGCACTATCCTGCCGACATCAAGCCCGTCAATTTCCAGGCCGAAGTCCTGCAGTTGCGTAATTACATCGTCGTAGTTGGCTGCAGTCGTCATAAATCCTTGATTCTTTTCACTATGTTCAGCACCAAAAACCTAGCCAAATTCCGCGCCCTC